ATCACTTAAACATTATATTATTGAGTAATAATCCTATTGCAGCTATAGCCAGGATTGCCCACTCACGAACTGTAAGATATGCTATACTTTTTCCTTTGGAACTGTGAACAAATACACTGAGCGTCTTGATCTCTTGCTGGATGCCTTTCAACGATTCCTTGATATCGGGAAGGCTGGAGGCACAAACCTCCAGCGATGATACCTTCCCGTAGAGCTGGTTGATGTCTTCTTCGTGGCGCTTGGAATCGGATTCAAGCACACATACCCTGGCATGAAGATCCACTGACAGATCACCTGGAATGGACTCAGATCTTAGCCGGAGTATCGGTCAGCTTCCGGAGAATACCGAAAACGGCACCGCATGCCATCAGGATGATAGATCCTTCCAGGCCGATATACCCCCCTATATAATCAGCCGCTGCAACCTCATCGACAAACTCTAACAGGCCGGTGACGAACACCAGCGTTGCAGCGATGTATGTTCTCCAACCTTTCAAACTCATTGCGTTTCACCTCTTATAATCGATCTCATCTATCCCGTAGCGGGAAGCCGTATCATTATGCATAATAAAAAAAGTGTCCGGAGAATTTCACTCCGGATAGGTCTTGATGGCAGCCTGGTCCTTGGATAACCTCATGTATCCAGCCGCTTCCAGCGTGACCTTTGCGCTGTCGCTCAGGCCCTTTATGGCACTTCCGAGTACAGCCAGGTTCTTATCGACTTCCTCCACGATTTCATCCAGGGACTTGATGATATCGTGGTCGTCGTCTGGCAGGTATCCGGCCTGGATGTCGGTGGACTGGAGCTTATTGATCATCGTCTGAAGCTCCTCGATCTCGCCCTTGAGGTAGCTCATCATCCTGGCGTTCTTCTCAACAAACGATTCATATCCACCGACAATAACGGTGGACACAAATTTCACATCCGTGTTGATTCTCTCATCTACCATTTCGTTTGCCTCCTAAAATTTTTCATTTTCCGATCTCGAAGGATTTGGTTTCCTCTTCACCCTTGTTCAGTTCTCGGATGATAGCCAGCCTCAGGCCATCCGATTTGTTGAACTGTCTATACCACTCCTCCCGAGTGATCCGGCCACCACCGGCGGTGGCAATCAGAATCTGCTTTGGACCATAGGTCTCTACCAGGGCTTCATAGACCTCCTCGTCTATCTCCAGTTTGAGAATCCCACCGGACCTGGTCCTTTTCACGCTGCCTTCCTTCAGCAAGTCCAGCACGCTAATGCCAGGTGGCAGATGGGCCATGCCCGTGGGCCACTGCGATTCCGGACCCTCAAAAGGAACGCATTCAAGCCAGTCGATATCTCCCATAGCCTCACCTTTTTAATTTGCATCTGAATATAAAAATTTGATAGGATATTTGTCTTCGACTTTACCGCCCCGGTAAGTTCCATGGCTGAAATCTCGTTGCTGTATCTTGGCTTGCAGGACTTCGACCAGGGCTTGATAATGCCCCAGCAGGTCAGAATAGTTGATCTGTCGATCTCCTATCTTCTTGGAGACCTTATGTGCTCCCCTGGCAACCAGGGCTTCGGCACAAGCCAGGGAAGCGGCAAGGGTATCGCCTCCGGAAGCTGCTAAGGAATCATAAATCTCTTCATCGCTCAGTAGTGGCCGGTCAGGGTTTTTATCCTGGATCGTTCGGCGCACTTCATTGATAGGAACGACGTATGAGATATCTAGACAATGAACCAGAACCGGCTTGCCTAAGTACGAATGAAGCTCTTCCCATTCGACATAGGCCCGGACAATATAGATGCCCTCATCAACCATCTCCCCTTCCTGGATTGTATGGACAATGTGCTCAGGAGTTGTATGAGCCACAGCATTCCATACCTCATTTGAGCCGGATGGTGTTATCACACGCATCTCGATCTTGGTGGCATCTTCCAGGTCGTGCCCGGTATTCAGGATAATCTCATCGCCCACTGATCCCTTAAATATGATCACGAAAAATCGCCTCACTGGCAGCCCGAGGTATTATTCTAGAAATTATATCAGATCGGACGAATTCATGTCAGATCCAGATATATGATGATAAGCTGGTTGTTTGTCTCATCAGTGCCCGCCGCCTTCACCAGCTTTCCTGCACCGACGGTATATTCCGAAGTCCGGTTCTCCAAGGTCTTGATATCGGCCTTGGTGGACAGGGACACGACCGCTACCAGCTCATCGCCCACGGCCATGCCAGTACCGGTCACGTCGGCTTCAGCCGCCGTACCATCCGCCAGCGTGGTTTTGAGGAAGCCGCCCGTCAGCTTATCCTTAGTTATGGAGTTTTTTCGGACATTGCCACCATCTAGCCGTGACCATGTCCTCAAAAACCCTCTTGGATTCATTCCCATGGTCGCCCCTCAGTTGATGGCTACCTGCACAAAACCAGATGGATCGTGGATCTCGAAACCAACCCAGCCGCCGATCTCAGCGTAGCGGTTCTTGCCCTTCTGTCTGGGATAGTCCGCGTCCACATCGTAATCTTGGGCGATTACAATCTCACCGGCGTTCATGTGCTTTGCTGCTACGTAAACCGTATTGGCGGGCATATAGTCGCAGGGAATGAGAAAGTCGGTGGACCCATCGGCCCGGCCAAATAATCCCGCGATCTCAGAGACATACGTCTCTCTGAACTCGTTCTTGGACCAGAGGTAGTTCAGAGATTCGGGCCGACCCAGAAGGTTGAGCGAGGATCTCGGGAACTCGGGATTGACCATGCCGGTTGCCAGCCTCAGATCCTCATAGGGGTCCATCTTTCCGTCTTGTTCTGAGCCATCCCAGGCTCCAGAATTATTCTCCTGGTTACCCGAGGCACCAGAGGCCACTATGCTACCCCTGGGATTGGCCTGAGCAGCTCCGACAATGCCAGTGATGTTGTGATTGGCATCTCCATTGATGGCCGTATAATTCTCTCTTCTCTGGCATTCCAGCATAGCCACTCTGACATCCAGATCCCATCTGGTTGGATCAATGCTGATCTCCGCTTCATTCATTATGACGGCATCGGCGATCCACCAGATAGGATGGATGTCTTCCTTAGCGCCGGTCGTGATCTCATCCGGGATAGTGCCTCCAGCAGAGATCTGAGCCCGAGATATGCCATCTGGAGCGGCGGCCATATCCACCCTCCGGACCACATCCCGGCGGATGTTTGGATTGTTCAGAGTCCGGACGTATAGAGCGTTCCTGGCTATGTAGCCGTCGATGTTCACATTCTGGAATTCCTCAATGGACTTCCTCATGTTGGTAATGATCTCCATAGGGAGACCTGCACCCCAATTTAACTCCCCTACCATGAATAAAACACCTCAGAGAATCTTAACTTTGATCTGAGCAACCCGGTGCACCAGATCGTTATCTGCCACAGTCAGAGCTACTGTGGAAGGTTCCTGCAAGGTGATCACAGTCGCTGTCAGAGACTTGACCCTATTGAGCTGGGTGTCGCCATCTGCGTCCCTGAGCATAACATAATCACCTTCGACCAGTCCCATGGTTGCGATAGCACCAGCAGCCATTGTGATCTGAGCATCGCCGATTGCTACGCCAGCCGCGGGAGTTGCCATGGAAGCCGCCAGGGTAACGCTCTCTGCGGCCTGAGCAACGGACGTTATAGTCTTGGTAGCTCCTGCCAGGTTGCCAGCCTCAGCCAGTACCCCCCAGGCACCAGAACCACCCGCACCACCCAAAGCGGCCACTTCAAGGAAGTCGCTCTTGATGATGTTTGTGGCACCGAGTGCGATCACCAGAGCATTGATCTCACCGCTGTTGGCGTAAGGCACATCATCGTACTGCTGATAGAATCCGTCGCTTCTCAGGACCACGTTATTGGCTGGCTGTACTGCGAACCCTAGAATCTCATCCGTGTCAGCTGCAGAGGCATATACGGCCTGATCCGTTCCATTGTTGATAATCGCAGCACCAAAGGCTATCCTGCCAGCTGCAGGGATAGAACTGAGCGGCCCGGTCTTGGGCGTGGTCACTTTTCTCAGAACCATCTCTATCTCCTCCTCATATTGAATTTCTTGTTCCTTTCCGCCTGCTTGGCAGCCAGGTTGAAGGTCTCAGGCTCTTCTGTCGTGGACTGTCCTTTTAGAACCCGAGACTGGAAGGAAGCGATCATCTCAGGATGATTGGCTTCAAAAACGAGGTATCCCGTCTGTTTGCACTCCTGCCAGAGTTCATCCCCCTGTTCCAAGAATGCAGGCTTGAGCTTGGACAGGAACCTCTCCTTCTGTTCGGCCTCGATCCTGGCTTCCAGGGCGGCCTGGATATTCTTCTGTTCGCCCTCAAGAGCCGCGTTCTTCTGCTCCAGGGCATCGATTCTGTTTATCAAAGGCTCAATGGCCTCGTTAATCGCTGTCTGGATTTCTTCTATCTCCATAGTAGCTCCTCCTCCTGGAGCATATGACAATGAATTGCAGTCCTTACACTGCATGTTGAACCCGGCACCATCTTTGGTGCTGACTACGCCTTGTTTCACAAATGAGTACTCATGGAAGACGTAAGGCCCGACTTCCTTAACGTCGTACTCTTTGACCTCCCCGGTCCTGGGATCTGTCCAAGTGCCCGGCTCATCGACCAGGTAGCACTCCCATCTGAGGGAACCATCGTGAGGTTCGCTGGAAAGAAGAGCTTCTAGCTCTCTCTGAGTGAGATCGATCTCAAAGAATCGGGTTGTGGCAGCGGTTTTCCTACCTTCTGGCTTGTTTACGATATCAAACAGCTGTCCTACCCTCCGGGCCTCCGGCGTGACATCTTCGTGGTTCACAACCACCGGAACACCATGCAACCAGTGGCTGTACGGTGAGAACTCTTTATAATCCCGAAGAACTCGCAAACCCCACTGTTCATAAACACCTTCGATCAGCGGAACAGTGGGGATGTATAGAATCCCGTCTTTTCTCTTGACCTTCTGGCAGTCGAAAATGATAGTAGCGCTTCCCATGCCAGAGGCCCGTTTAGTCTGCTTCGTTCCTATTCCTTGCACCCCCTTTCCTGCTCCTGTTTCCTGGATTCCTTCAACACAACGACACAAAACGTGAACTTTGGGAGTATGTGACCCGGTTGAAGGGTAAACTCCATCAGGTAGTCCCCGAGTCTCACCCGCTAATGCAGAGCATTGGGGACACAACCGTTCGTCCCCGGTCACTATCCTATAGCCAGCGTATTTCTGAGGATCTAAGATGCCCCGGCCTACCGCGCCTTTGGTAGTCTCGTAAAATCCCTGAGCAGCAGCCGTCACAGCTTCCTGTACGGCAATGGTCCGGGCACGTTGGTTCAAAAGACGCTTAGCATACTTTGCAGATTTCTTCGCTATCTGGTCCTCGGAGAACTTGCCTTTCTTCCTCAGCCTGTTCTCCAGGTTCGTTACTGCTATCGCCCGTCTGGGATCTAGCCCTACGATCTGCTTGATCATCCGGGCCTGTTCCTGATACGTGATCCCATCCCGATAACCAGCCAGTACGATCTCTTTTACCGCTTCTCTCTGGCTGTCGGAAATGGCAACGATCTCATCAGCCGCGTACTGTTCAATCCATTTCAGAGCGTTGGGATCGGTGAGCACAAAGCTAACTTCGGTGCTGGTGGTGATGACCTCAGCCAGGTACTCAGCCGCTATGCCCGAGGCTGCCCAAAATCCGCCCTCCAGCAAGTCCGAAGGATCGTAATTGCCCCATGATAGGGCACCTACCACCATATCCGGCGCGTTTCCGGCCATTAGTCGCCGTTCTACGTCGCTCCAGTCGGTGCTCTGGATCGTGTTCTTTACTGAGTCCAAGAACCTGGCTTCCAGCTCTCTGATCCTGGAGTCCTCTGCGCTACGTAGCGCCTTAATATGATCCATCGGCCTACACCGTCGTGTTGGAGCGGCTCAAGACGTTGTCTTTGCCAAAAAGCAGGGCGTGCTGAGCCGCGATTTCTTTCAGCTCCTCATCGTTCGGAATAGGCAGTCCTTCCAGTTCGCAGAAGGTCTGGATGGTCATAGCATGGGATCGGAAGTTCTCCAGGTTCCTCTTATGCTGCTTATCCTGGTCTTCCGGAGACCAATCCCACCAGGCAAACTCATCCACCAGCTCAAAACCGTTCCATTCCAGCCAGGTATTCCACAAGCTCTCAAAGGGTTTGCCCCAAAGCTCTCTCTCGCTGGATACGTGGATATCAATCAGGGCCTTAGCGCCGGAGTCCGAAGAACTGACCGCCTGCTCAACCCGCTTTATCACATTCCTCTTAAAAAAGAAATCACAGATTTCTTCCTTAAGGTATTGATCAGCATCCCAAGGGTTAAGCGGCATGTCGATCTTGGGATATTCGATCTTGGTTCCTGCCAGAGCGACTTTCTTGCTTTCATGAGACTGCCTTTCTGCCAGGTCGTCGCAATGGTCAATCAGATCTTGCATTTTAACCGGGATTTTGGCCTCGATCATAGCCACAACGTCTTTGGCATTGATCGAGGCTACTTCATCAGGCACGCCTACCCGGTGCTCAGCCAGCATGCCATAACGCCTAACCTCTTTCCAAGCCTCAATGGTTGGATTCAAGACTTTCATGAAGCTCAGGTCGTCCGGGATCGTCATGTCCTCGATATATATAATATTGTCAGGATCTAGCTCCCGTGGCAGGGCGTTATCCCCCGCCTGGAAGAATCGAGTAATGTCTTGGTTGATATCATATACAATGCCAGGCAGAATTTTGTCCGCGATGCAAGAGCTATAAGGCAAGTTGCCCGGAGCGGTTCCGAAGCTCTGAGCAGGCAGCAGCTGGATTTCAGCAAAATTCTGCCAGTTGCCCTCCTGGATGGTGGAGTATTCGGCTACTGCCTGCCTGAAGCTCCAGCCATCCAGTGCAACGCCTCGGACCAGCCCCAGGGTTCCGTTGCGTCGGGATTTCCCGATTCTTCCTATTCTCTTCTCCTGGATACGGATCTGTTGCAGGGCCTTCTTGATATTGGCTTCCTGGGTGTCATCGGATGGATCGAGAGGCTTTAGGACATGATCAAACCCTGTGAAACAGAGCCTTGATAGACCTGATAGGGATTCAAGCACCACCGGGATAGAACGGTTGGCCGCTATGCGATCTGGAGAGACAACAACGCTCCGGTCCACATAGCCAAGCGAAAACCTCTGACGCATCACCGGAGAGCCTGACATGATGGGTGCTGCTGCTTGCTTTTTAGGGAAAAGCCGTTCCAAGAATTTCATCCAATCCACTCTATGAGAATTTTTGCTTCTGTACTGCGTACCTTGCATACTCTACCGGATCTGTAGATTCCAAGAAACGTTCAAGCAATAGCCTGATCAGGCATAGCTCCGTAGCGATTCGTTGCTCCATCATCTTCTCTTACCTGTTAATCTGGAAGTTCCCCAGCCCACCGGAGACATTTCTTCTACTGGCGCAAATGTTAGCATCAGAGCGTCCCCGGAATCGGGGCTTCGGCCTAGCCTCTTCTTGGTGTCTTCCTTTGCTTCGATCTGAATCCAACCCTTTCGAAAACTGTACTGAGGAGCAGCCAGATCTGCCAGCAGGTTATCGTCATCTGGCAGGGTCAAAGGCTCGGGATTTTTAGGATCTATGGCTTCTCGGAGTGTCCACCATAGCTCTGATCTCAGGTTCTGATAAACTCGATTTCCTTTCTCATCCTTAACGTCTGAAGCCACCGCCACATTAACGCCCTGAACCTCGATATCTCCATAGGATTTCAGAGAATCATAAACGGAAGATCCAACGCCAATAATATCGACATTCACCAGGTCTGCATTGAGCTTCCTGTATCTAACGGCCACCTCTCCTGCCAACTCCGGCCCATCCAAACCGGCGAAAGTCTCGATGAAGAGGAGCTTATTCCCGCGGCGTATAGCGATGGCCGACAGGTCCATCCCGCCCCGAGCTACATCCACCCCGATGATGATTCTATCATTCGTTGGCTCAGTATCCGGCCATGCTGCTATTGCCGCCTCGATCCAGGCCAACGGAATAACGTTGTATTCGCCCTGCTCCGGGAATTCCCCCTCCACCCTGGCAGAATATGCCGGATGGTTGGGCTTCCAGCGCTTGAACTTGTCCGATACCCAGGCTGGAGTAATCAAGTATGGGGCAGGCCAATCATAATCCCCACTCACCTTCCTGGGAACCTTGGCCTCCCAGGTGTCATTCTCTATGTCCTCCCTGGTTATTCCCAGCTCGGTGAAATTGGGAGTATCCCAGGCACTAGTATGGCCTGTTACCCAATTAGCTTCTCGGAAAGCCCGGTAAAATTGCCCACCGATGTTAGTTGGGTTGCCAATCAGAACCAACCTACAATGGGCCGAGGTCAACACGCCCTCGACGGCCTCGAATATGTCCTCCTGCACGCCCGCCGCTTCATCAACCACCACCAAGAGATATTCGGCGTGATATCCCTGGAACCTATCCGGATCATTGGTGGAGAGGCCCATAGCGACCCATTCATCCCCCACCAGCGAGAGTTCGGTGGCCTTTGGTGCCAAATTGCCGCCCAAAGGTATCTTAGACCTGGAATAACAGGCCCGAATCTCCTTCCAAACCAGCTTTTCAACCTGCCTCCAGGTTGGTGCGGTGGTGATTACGATGGAATATGGGAAGGAAAACAAAAACCAGAGAACCAACCTGGCAACGACATAAGTCTTACCGATGCCGTGACAAGACCTCCAGGCCACCCTGGGGTGATCCCGGACATACTCCATGATGGTTCCCTGGTCCTTCCAGAGCTTAGACCCAAATATGTCAGTAGCGACCATAACAGGGTCGCTTTGCATTAATTCAGGTGCCAGAAGATCCAGACTTTTCTTTTTTGGCCGCGGCATTTTTCACAAAGTCCGCTAGGGTGTTCACTACCAGGGGTTCTTCTTCATCTCCAGAAAGTTTTAAGTGGTCACTCTGTCGCAGGTATTGCTTACCAAGCCAGATCAGCATGGACACATTGCCGTTGTAATCGCCTTCAGGCAGTGCCACCTTTAATTGAGCCCGGCGAATGGCTACCTTGATGGTGTTTGAACCCCGGTCTATCGCTTCCCGGAGGAGCTGATCTTTCTTCTTTATAGTCGAGAAATGCTGAGGAGTATATCCTATCGCATATGCGATCTCATATTCAGTGCACCCCAAACTAGCAAGTTTCTCTATCATAACATAATCCAAAACCGCCTTCTTTCTAGCCATTTACATCACAGCGTGCGTTTTATAAGATAAGCGTGAGTAGGTATATCCGGGCGGCTTATTATGCCCGGAGAATAACATGCAAACTAGATTGGTGGAACATAAACCCAAAGCGCTCATCTCGTTATGCGCCTGTGGGGTGCCCTGCAGATATCACGGTCAAACGCATAAAATGGGCCATCGGCTCTACAAAGAGAAGACCGTACAGGAACTCAAAGAGAAGTATGAGCTTGTCCCTATCTGCCCTGAACAGCTAGGAGGGCTACCAGTGCCCCGGTGCCCTTGCGCCGTGACCTGGGAGGGCGATGTACCGCACGTAGTTGAGCGAGGGACGGGCAAGGGGGAGTATAGGGGCCGGAACTTGACAGAGGCGTACCTAGAAGGCGCTAAGTGGGCCGTATGGATGGCCGAGGTATTCGGTGCCGAGCGTGCCTTTATGCTCAAGCAAAGCCCCGCGTGTGATCCCTCCAATGGTATAGCCTCCCGCGCATTAAGGAAAGCCGGATTATACGTTAAAGGCTTATAGACTATTTTTCGCTATCAGTAGACCGATAGTAAAACGTCGCAAACCGCCCTATAAGGTACTAGGGGCGGCGTGTAAGCCGCTCTGGGATGTGAAGTAAAATGCAATATCTGTTGAAGTTCGAGGTTACTACCCTGGAAAGAGGCGTGTTTATGGAATCCGCTCCGGCAGAGACCGAGAGAATGGCCGAGCTTATGGTTGTCGGAGATCTGGCAGAGGCCGAGCAAACTGTAGTTGATATAGTGCTTATGGATTGCGTGGAGGTAGCTTAAATGTCTCGCAAAGCGAAGAAGTGCTCCAAGCCCCTGGACAGAGACAGTCCAGCTTACAAAGCCCTGGTGAAGATCGTACTAGAGAGACAGCGCCGATGGCTACCCAAGGAGGTGCAGTAAATGCCCTCCTGTATATTCTGTGGCAAACACGTATTGCCCGCAAATGCCGTCAAAGGCGAACCTTCCGTGTGCTCGGTCTGCCGGGATGTATTGGATCAGTATATGGAATCCCGAGCGGTCGAGTATATGCAAGAGAAGCTTAAGGAGGATCTGCCTGGGCTCGTTGAAGATACAATATCCCATTGGAATGGCAGGGCCTTCGTGGTCAAGTTCGAGGATAAGTGGAATAAGCGTATTGAAGGGCAAATCAAAGAGATTATAGCCGATTCCCTAGCCGATATAGTGAAAGAGCAAGTAGCGGAAGCCCTGAGAGATGGGTTAGCCTCTCTTGTATCCGGTGCAAGACCTCTCTCGCGTGGTAAGAAGACTGCAAAGAAGGAGGCGGAATAACCGCCTCTGTTACCGATCATACATGTAGTAATCTATACGATCATACATGTAGTAATCTATAGAACCATTTTGGCAATCTTTATAAAATTCAAGATAGTCGAAAATATTCTTCATAATTTCGCTTAGTTTTTTGAGATTAATTTGGGGAATATCAAGATGATGAAGTTCACCATTCGTATTCACAGGATATCTAAAAGTATATGAACTTCCATCTAAATTTTTGTATTCCTCTATGTACTCCTCCATAACATTCAATTCTATTTCATCATTAGTATCAATGCCCTGTTCGTTATAATTCTTTTTTATTATTTCTTTGCATTTTTTCCATAAAACATCAAGTTTATGATTAGTATCCTTTTTACTTAATAACAGATTTATATCAATAGCTTCCCCAGATTCTAGTTTGTTTATTATATTGTCTTTAATTATCATTGTTTTTAACCTAGTCTCTAGATACTGCCTGTAAAGGAAAATGACGGGAAAAACTACAATATCGATTCTATCAATAAGAATATGATATTTTTCAACATTTATACGCTGCCGATCCTCACCTCTAAGAGTTGCATCTAAAGCATTATTGACGATTAGATCAGCGGCATAATAATAGCCAACGGCATAATAATCCCATTGATAATAAAGGAACGCCACTTCATCCATTGATCGAGCTTCAAACAGAGTAGAATTAGCGCTCTCTGGATCGTAACCAAATAACATCTCCTTTTTTAATAGACGTTCTCTGGGATAAAATTCTCTTTTAGGCATAACCCAAAATGTAATTCCTTTCTTCATTAACTTAGCGATTGGGCTTAGCTATCCTGCGCGTCAGCCACTATCTTATAATCTTCCTCTGCCTCCAGTGCTTCGCCTTTGGCGCGTCGGGCCGCCTGTCTCTTTCCGATCTCGACCTTCATATCAAAGCTCTTGTCATTCATCTGCTCTAGGGGCTTTCCCATGTACTTCTCCATCTTGCGGACATAATCAGCCAGCCCTGGGAAACGCTCCTGGATGAACAAAGCCTGCTCTCCTTTCATGCCAGGGCACATCCAGCAGGCGGTTCTCTTAGCGCCCATCTCATAGCCCCACCAGAATGGTACACCGGCATGCTTCAGGATCTTCTCGGATGCTTCCCTTGAGACGTCATAGCGAGGATGATAATATGCGTACTCATGCATCCTTTTCTCGGTGCTCTTGGAGGTCTTGGTTTTCTTGGATAGCCTGGTGACCTGATCACCAGAGCTGCCATCCATGACTACGGTCTCATGCGCTTCCAGGTTGGCTAGAATCCAGTCATTGATAGGACCATAAACGAAATCGCTCTGGCACCACGGGAATATGGTGCTAGGCCATCCCCCTCTCTTAACCATCTCAATGAACATATCGCTCTTGGGCTTGACCAGGACGAACTCAACCTCCAGGTACATGCAGACCTGATAAGCATGCAAAGCCGCACCTGGCAGCTCTACGCCAGGGTCTGAGAAGATCCCTATCACCCTGCGATCACCGAAGTTCTGTTTGGCCCAAAACAATGAAAAGGTGCTATCTATGCCGCCCGAGAATA